TTAGAGAGTGACCTCATTATTCAGGGAAATGACGACACGAGGCAGCTCACGGAGTTCTCGCTGAGCTTCCAGCAGGTGCATGTTAGTAGGCGTTTTGGTGTGGCGCTCTTCGATGCGGTCGCACTCTTTGGCCCAGCAGGTAACATCCTCTCGCAGGGTGGCGTTCTGCTCGGCCAGTTCCTTACGCTGCGCCATCGCTTCGCAGAGCGCAACACTGGTAACATCAAGGCGTGTAGCCAGTTCGTTAACCATCCAGCCGTAAGCGGCTGGAAGGAGAGGGGCGGCCTTGCGAGCTGCGTCAATAAGCTGCTCTCTGGTCATGCGTGGTTGTAACTCGGTGACGTTCTGTGTGTTCGTCATGGATAGTTTCTCCGTGTTATAAGCGCTCTGCACAGCGCTGAATTTTGGTTGCACGAATCCCTCGCCGGGTGGCGACAAAAAATAAATGGTTTTCGTTTTAGTAAGCACCCAACCAGGGCACTTAGTGAAACGGGCGGCTGCAACCGCCTGTTAGCTTCTCCACAATTGGGAGCGCGTTCCCCTGAGGTTGATTTAACGACTGAGGCCTCTCAAGGAACTGGCCGAACGCGCTTTCAGTTGTAAAAAAAAGTGCGGTGGCGAGTAAGGAAAATAAACAAAGCACTGCCACCGCCAAGACTACACACAGCATCTGGTACAGCTACTACGGGTTTACCACGGTCCTAACGTGATTTTGTGTGTGGTGGCCGGTGCTGAACTAAACCCGGCATTGATGATTTCTCGCTAGGTAAACCTGCCTCTCACCACTTTGCGAACCGTGCCCAGGCAGCTTGAGCTTTATCATCTTGACGTCTCAGCGCATCAGCCTGCGCATTCACCACAACTGGAAGCGTACTCCGCCAGTTAACAAACCGATCCCCATCAGTGAAAGAGGAATGCGCTTTCATGTTGTGTGCCGTCTCTTCCGGCTGTCATCCGGGTTGACTCGCCCGGAACGAGATTGAAGGGTTATAGCCCCCTACGGCATTCACGCCCTATCACGTGTGTCGCGTATGCCACGCCATCACCTAACGAGTTTTAACGACCTTTCCCGTTTGCATCATCTTGTCGCCGCTGTTATCGGTGCGGAACCGCCACTGTCCAGGACGTTTAAAGGGACCGTCTCCAAGTGGTAACTCTTCCAGTCCCGCTAAGCACCCGTTGTGATGCTTAGCGTGATTGGCTGATATCCTCGTCTCTTCCGAGGTGTCACACCTGATCGCCACGCTGGTGAAACGTCTCTGGCTGTCGTACACAACTGGCTTGCACATTCCGGCTACCCGCTGGATCTGGATACTGAAAGGAATCCCCGGACCGCTGTGGCACATGTGCCATATGCCGTACTGCAACTACCGATGGTCTTAAAAATCATCACCCCGGCGCATAATGAGCATCACCAATAGTAATTAATTGGTCAACACCTCTAGTGATAAAAATATCACAAAGAGTGTTAACTTTATGATTTGTAAGCTGAAAAAAGATGCAAAAAAAAGGAGCCGATTGGCTCCTTATTCGAAGATAGTTTCAGGCCATTGGGCCTTGACAACTTTGCCTATTATCCTGCAATTCTCATTACATTCAATGGCCTGATAGCGAGGGCTGGGGTTAAGAGGTTCGAGCCAGGGCTTACCGTCTTCACGAACAAATTTTTTAAAAGTGACCTCTGAATCGTTGAATATACCAGCAACACAGAAATCACCAGGCTCAACGTCCTGTTCTGGATCTATGAGTATAAGCATTCCCTCAGGAAAGCTTGGCTTTACTCCTGGAGGCGCAGTCATTGAATGGCCAGATACCTCAAGCCAAAAGGCAGAATCACTGGCTTTAACTGTGGTTGAGACCCATTCCTTCGCGTCGCGTTCTGTGTATGAATTAACAGGGCAAAATGAGCCCGCCTGCACTTCAGTTAACAGTGGGTACTCATATACAGAGGAATGATTCCTTCCGTTCGCAATCGCCTCAAACATAGCTGATATCTCAGCTGCAAGGGAAGGACTGAAATCATCGACTTTTACTCCGAGAATTTTTGCGAACTGCGCGGCATGAGTAGCGTTGATAGCATTTGTGCCATTCAGTAACTGAGCGACACCACTTTGTCCCATACCCATTTGCTCAGCCAAAGTCTCCTGTGAGAGCCCAAGCGCTTTTTTCTTGGACTCAAAGATAGCTTTCAGCCTGTTGGCATCGGCGATTTGTTCGGCGGTCAATGGTTTCTTTTTCATTCTCATAATTTATCACCGCACGGCATAATCACCAATCACCGCTAGTGTTGACATATTTATCACTAACAGTGATACTCCTTATGTGCAAACCACGAGGAAAACCAATGAAGATTATTCCGCTCTCTGAATATGTTTTGGAAAACGGTCAGGCCAAAACCGCTGAGGCTCTTGGGGTATACCAAAGCGCCATCAGTAAAGCCCTCAAGCGTAATCGCCGGGTAAATATCTTGGTAAACGAAGATGGGAAAATTGAAGCCGAGGAAGTTCGACCATTCCCTAACAAAAACAAACCTGTTGATCCTGACGTTGCAGTAACACCGTAACCCAGCAACCAGCATTACGTAACTACCAAAGGAAAAACAACATGGTAGAGCCAAGCCTGAAAGAAGTAGTGAAAGCGATGTGCAAAGCGTATCCCGGTGGCCGTGAGGCTATGGCTGGTGCTCTTGGCATGTCAGTGACGCAGTTCAATAACAACCTGTATGAGAAGAACGGCTGCCGCTTCTTCGAAGTGAACGAGCTGGAAGCGATGGAAGACATTTCAAACACGTCTCTCCTGGCTGATTACTTTGCCCAACGTCGCGGCGCTTTGCTGGTGGATGTTCCGCAACTGGAAGACCTCGATCGCGTAGACCTGTTTACCCGAGCCATGAGAACTGCAGCAGCACGCGGACAGGTCGATCAGATTATCCAGAAGGCCCTGGAAGACGGAGTGATTGAGCCGCATGAAGCTGAAGAGATTAACGAGCATCACCGCCGTCACCTGGCTGCGCGTGAAGAAGAAATCCGGGCGATTGTCGCGCTTTTTAGCCGTAAGAAAAGCCAAAAGAAGTGACGCCCGCGAGTGTGCAGCTCCGGGCGTCTTGGCGTGTCGTTTTCAGTGGAGAAACTAACGCATGAACAGTTTAAACCGATTAAGACCAGCGAAGCAATTCAGATGCCTTCCACTGGTGGGAAAAGACTCCCCTTTCGGCTATGTGGAGAGATTAAACGACCAGGCTGGCATGAACAACTACCAGCCAGAGAACGCGATGGTAGAGGCTTTTGCTCAGATGAACGAGAAGGGGCGTGAAGAATGGCTGAAGTTAACCGGCGATTCAAAGACCACTACGGCGTCCCGGTCCGCGTCATCAGATGGGAGCCAGAGACTCGACGCGTTATATACCTTCGAGAAGGGTACGATCATGAGTGCTTCAGCCCTCTTGAGCAATTCCAGCGTAAATTTACAGAGTTAAAGGATGACCATGAGCCTGTTAATGCCATCCCGGCCGATAGTGATAAACCCTGACCTTGCATACAGCATTGGCCTGAACGAGGCTATTGCGTTGCAGCAGGTTAACTACTGGCTTAAAGAAACCACCTCCGGACTGGAACGTGACGGCGTGCGCTGGATTTACAACACCAACGAGCAGTGGCTGGAGCAGTTCCCGTTCTGGTCAGAGTCTACGCTGAAGCGCACATTCACCCGCCTGAAAAACCTCGGCGTTCTCAAAGTTGAGCAGCTGAACAAGTCTCAGCGCGACATGACGAACTACTACACGATCAACTACGAAAGCGAGCTTTTAGATGAGGTCAAAGTGACTAAATCGAAGAGTTCAAATTGCACTCTTCCATCAGGTCAAAATGAACCGATGGAAGAGGTCAAAGTGGAACGCTCCATCGGGTCAAAACGAACCGCTCTCATCAGGTCAAATTGCACTGATGTTCTTACAGAGAATACAACAGAGAATACTACAGATATTAAAAAACCTATTTGTCCGGTTGCGCCGCAACCAGACGACATCGATCCGGCAATTCGTGTCTTATCCCATTTCAACGAGGTTACTGGATCGTCATACGGGAAGGGTGGGCGAAACAAAACCGTTTTGGGATACATCAGGGGGAGACTGTCAGAAGACTACAGCGCTGAAGACCTGATGCTGGTGGTGGACTATCTCACAGCAAAATGGGCTGATGATCCAAAAATGGATGATTACCTTCGCCCGAGCACTCTCTTTGGTCCAGAAAATTGCGTTGAGTATTTTGACAAGGCTCAGAAATGGCAAAAGCGCGGAAGGCCTGCGTGTGTCAAAGGGCGTTGGCAACTCGGCGGTAGCGCTGACCCAAACTTTAAGGCCAACTTCCAGAACGTTGATTACAGCGTTCCAGCCAACTCAGGTTTCCGTGTTTCCGGAGGTACTCAATGAGCTTTCTGAAAACAATTCAGTTATTCGTGGCCAATAACCCTGGACTGACGAACAAAGAGATCGCTGCAGCACTCCCGGAGTATGCCTTGCACAGTGTTCAGCGTGCGGTATGCCGCCTGGTCATGCTTAACCGCGCTGAGCGCAAAGGTGTGCGTCCTAACTTCCGTTACTACGCAAAGGCACCTGTTGGTCCAATTGGGCCTATTGTCCCGCGCTACCCGGTAGAAAAAGCTGAAGTGATGCCTGAGCCAAAACAGGAAAGCGCACCAAACCCTGCTGTCATTGCGATTATGGACAAGGCTAAAGAGTTATCTGACAAGGGACTTTATCTGCGTGCTGCTACGGTTCTGATGGAGGCATTCAATCGATCAAAGAACGAAACCATGCGAGCCAAAATTCTCAAAGAGCGTAAGCGCTGCCTGAGTATGGCACCGAGGGTTAAAACCACCGGTGATGGCTGGTGTCTGGCTGGCCGAGCGAGGAACGTCTGATGAAATACTCACTGATTTACGCTGACCCAGCCTGGGAATATGGCAACACCGTCAGCAACGGCGCGGCTACTAACCACTACGGCACAATGAAGCTTATCGACATGAAGCGTCTTCCGGTCTGGGACCTGGCAGCCGATGATGCTGTTCTGGCTATGTGGTTCACCGGCACACACACCCGCGAGGCTATCGAACTGGCAGAAGCCTGGGGCTTTAAGGTCCGCACTATGAAGGGTTTTACCTGGGTGAAGTTTAACCCGCTGGCAGAGCAGCACATCAACAAAGCGCTTCAGGCTGGTGGAGTTGATGACTTTTACGACTTCCTCGACCTGCTGAACGTACAGACCCGCATGAACGGCGGTAACTACACCCGATCCAATACCGAAGACATGCTGATCGCCACCAGAGGGAATGGACTTGAACGCCAGTGCGCCAGCATCAAGCAGGTAATCTACAGCCCACTCGGGGAGCACAGCCAAAAGCCAGCCGAGGCGCATTTCCGTCTGGAGAAGCTTTACGGGGACGTTCCGCGAATCGAACTGTTCAGCCGCTGTGGTGCGCCTGGATGGGACCACTGGGGAAATCAGTCAGTATCACCGGCCGTTGAGCTTATCCCGGCAGTAGCCGTTCCAATGGGCAAACCTCAGGAGCGTGCTGCATGAAAAAACTATCCACAGAGCAGGAGAACGCTGTACGTGACGTTGCCCGTCAATGCTCAGATGCCATTAAGAAAGCCCTGAAGAAAAAGCCTAAGCCAAGCTGGAACGAGGCTGTACCTCCGATCCTGAAGGAGTACCACGAGAAGGTTAAACCGATGGGCGTAAGCCTGGTGATGTTCAACAGCGTAATCGGACGCCTGAACGGGCGCTATGGAGTGGAGTCATGATGAAACTGGTTCTCCCGTTCCCACCGAGCGTAAACACCTACTGGCGAGCCCCCAATAAGGGGCCGTTGGCAGGACGCCATCTCATCAGTGCTGCTGGCCGCAAATATCAGAGCGCTGCTTGCGCTGCGATTATTGAACAATTACGCCGCCTGCCTAAACCAACCACAGCGCCAGCGGCGGTTGAGATCATTCTCTATCCACCAGATGCCCGCCGCCGCGATATCGACAATTACAACAAGGCGCTTTTTGATGCACTGACACATGCAGGCATCTGGGAGGATGACAGTCAGGTTAAACGAATGCTGGTGGAGTGGGCACCGCAGGTACCTGGCGGGAAGGTTGAAATAACGATCGCCAGCTATGTCGAAAATGGTAGGCAAAATAGCAATGCATTGGTACGCGCATGAGTGTTAGATTAAAAAGTGTCAGCGAAGCGGGAGTGCAGACCCGCTCGCACTACAACAAGTGGAGAAACATATGAATCAGTTATTCGTAATTGATGGCGTTTCCGTACGCCGTGATTTTGATGGTCGTTACTGCCTGAATGATTTGCATCGTGCGGCGGGAGGTGAAAAACGTCACCAGCCTTCCAACTGGTCCTGTCTTACCCAAACGCAAGAACTCATCGCTGAAATTTCGAGCGCTCCTGGAATTACAGGAGCGGCCCCGTTGGTCACCCTTACTGGTGGCGTTAACCAGGGGACATTCGTCTGCAAGGAGTTGGTTTATTCCTATGCAATGTGGATCAGCCCGAAATTTAACCTCAAAGTCATCAGAACGTTCGATGCCGTACAGAACCCTGCATCCAATGCGCCGACATCCGACAAAATTCAGGCTGGCGTGATCCTGCTTGAATCGGCGGCGAAAATGCTGAACCTCTCAAACTCTTCAAGGCTCGGTGCTTATCAAAAACTCCAGCAGGTAGCTGGTCTTCCAGATCTGATGCCGCATTACGCGATCGATGCACCTGCTGGTGCGCAGGATGGGTCCAGCCGTCCCACACAATCACTCAGCGCTCTGCTTAAAGCAAAAAACATCCGCATCACCGCAAATCAGGTTTATCACATGATGTCCCGCTTTGGGATTGTGGAACAAAAAGAGCGAAACAGTCGGTCTGGAGTGAATGGTGTTAAAAAGTTCTGGTCACTTACTGCCAAAGGCTGCATGTATGGCAAGAACATCACCAGTCCTGCGAACCCGCGAGAAACTCAGCCTCATTTCTTTGAGTCGAAGTTTGCGGAGCTTCTTAAAATAATCGACATCGTAGCCTGAGGTAACAGTGAGAGCATTACTGACACCTGAAGTTGCGCCAATGTCCGGGGTGGTGCTGTTCCGCCCAGGAAACGAGTTGCTGTGGTTATTTCGTCGTGGCCGGGTAGTTATTGAAACACCATCCGAAGCAATCCAGCATCTGCCATCTGGTCTTATTCCGGAAGCGCACCAGCCACTGACAGATGATGTCAGCATGCAGCCGCTTTTCATGAATGAGAGGGTTATTCAGCGTGCTGGTGGACTGAGCAGCCTTGATGCCTGGCTGGAACGTAAATTCGAATGCCAGTGGCCACACAACGAATGGCACTCAAAGGACTTTACGGTGATGCGTCATGCTGTCAACAACGGGTAAAAAGTGATCCACTTACCGCCACCACCAACGGTTTAATATTGATCCACCTTGTTTACTCAGGATTAGCTTCAGCTATAACCCCGGCCTTTCGTTTCTGCTTCAGTCGATAGCTTTCCCCTTTTATTTGCACGACGTGTGAGTGATGTAAGATCCGGTCCAGCATCGCCGATGTCAGCGCTGCATCACCGGCGAACGTCTGATCCCACTGCCCGAACGGCAGGTTGGAGGTCAGGATCATCGCGCTCTTCTCGTAACGTTTGGCGATGACCTGGAAGAACAGCTTGGCTTCCTCCTGACTGAACGGCAGATAACCTATTTCATCGATGATAAGCAGCTTCGGGGCCATGACACCACGATTGAGAGTCGTTTTGTAACGGCCCTGACGCTGTGAAGTGGACAGCTGTAGCAGCAGGTCCGCTGCTGTTGTGAAGCGAACCTTGATGCCCGCCCGTACTGCTTCGTAGCCCATGGCTATCGCCAGATGCGTTTTTCCCACGCCCGATGGCCCCAGCAACACGATGTTTTCGTTACGCTCTATGAAGCTCAGGGATCGCAGCGACTGGATTTGCTTCTGAGGAGCGCCGGTGGCGAAGGTGAAGTCGTACTCCTCGAACGTCTTTACCGCCGGGAAGGCTGCCATCCGCGTGTACATCGCCTGTTTACGCTGATGCCGGGCCAGTTTCTCCTCATGTAACAGGTGCTCCAGGAAGTCCATGTAGCTCCATTCCTGATCCACCGCCTGTTGCGACAGCGCCGGCGCTGCGCCGATAAGACTGTCCAGCTGGAGCTGTTCGGCAAGCACCATCAGCCGTTGATGTTGCAGTTCGACCATCATGCGGCTCCTCTGCAGAACGTGTCATAGATGGAGAGCGGATGATGCAACGGCTGCCTGTCGAAGGTCATCAGGCTTTCATCAACCTGCACGTCATACTGTTTTTTCTCCGGTGGCAGTGCCAGCATGGATTGCTGTTCCTCCACCCAGCGATCGCAGGGGCGGGTCTGGATAGTTTCATGCTTACGTTGATTGGCCACATCGTACAGCCAGCGCAGGCCGTAACGGTTTGCGGTTTCAACATCGACGGTGATCCCCATCGGACGCAGGCGTGTCATTAACGGGATATAGAAGCTGTTGCGGGCGTACTGCACCATCCTCTCCACCTTGCCTTTAGTCTGCGCCCTGAAGGGACGGCACAGGCGGGGAGAGAAGCCCATCTCTTTGCCGAACTGCCACAGGGAAGGATGGAACCGGTGCTGCCCGGTCTGGTAAGCATCACGCTGCAGCACCACCGTTTTCATATTGTCGTACAGGACTTCCTGCGGTACACCGCCGAAGAAGCTGAACGCATTGCGGTGACAGGCTTCCAGCGTGTCGTAGCGCATGTTGTCGGTGAACTCGATGTAAAGCATTCTGCTGTATCCCAGAACAGCGACGAACACATGCAGGGGTGACTTGCCGTTTCGCATGGTCCCCCAGTCAACCTGCATCTGCCGTCCGGGCTCGGTTTCGAAGCGAACGACCGGTTCTGCCTGTGCTGGCAGGGTCTGTTTACGGATGAACTCTCTCAGGATAGTAAGCCCTCCACGATAGCCCAGCTCCATGATTTCCCTGGCAATAACGGTCGCCGGGATTTTGTAGGGATGCGCATCGCTGATCCGCTTAGAGATGTAATCACGGTATTCATCGAGCAGTGATGATGGTGCCGGGCGTGGTGAATACTGCGGCTTTTCAGATTTGGCTTTCAGGTGGCTGCGGACAGTATTGCGCGAAATACCCAGCTCCCTGGCAATGGCCCGGATACTCATTCCCCGCTTGTGCAGGACTTTAATTTCCATACGAATCTCAAAAGTGATCATAAGCTCCCCTGTATTCAGAGGAGCAGATTAACCCCTGGATCAATTTTCAACCGCTGGGGTGGATCAGTTTTGCACCGTTGGTAACACATGCCCCCGGAAGCATTCGCCTTTGCTGGGGTTGTGATAACCAGTTGCGTGAACAAACTACTGAAAGACTGGCAGGAATTGCCATGCAGAACCTGGTAAAATGGCTGCTCGAAAGGGTGAATATTATGCTGGGCTTTGGCGCAGAGCACACCCTGACTCTACCGGAGTTCTGCTAGTGGATGGTACGCAACGATTTGGCTGACCTTATTCCTGAATCAGTGGCGAGCAAAGCCCTCAGGATTAAGCCTGAATCGCATAGTTCCGTAATGCGGGAAAGTGACATTATTCCTTCGTTACCGGCGACTGAAATCCTCCAGGAGAAGGTGAAAAAGGTTGTCTCCGTTAAGGTAGACCCTGAATCACCGGAATCTTTCATGCTGAGGCCAAAGCGCCGCCGCTGGGAGAACGATAAGTACACCCGCTGGGTGAAGTCGCAGCAGTGCAGTTGCTGCAATAACCCGGCAGATGACCCCCACCACCTGATAGGCCACGGGCAGGGTGGAATGGGTACCAAAGCGCACGACCTGTTTGTGATACCGCTGTGCAGAGCGCATCACGATGAGTTGCACGCTGATCCTGTGGCATTTGAAGCCAAGCACGGCGACCAGCTGGTGCTGTTGTTTCGGTTTTTAGATCGTGCGCTGGAAATCGGCGTACTGGCATGAATAGTGGAGAAAACATGCGTGACATTCAGATGGTTTTAGAGCGTTGGGGCGGTTGGGCTGCGAGTGATAGTTCCGGTGTTGATTACTCATCAATAGCCGCTGGTTTCAAAGGGCTTCTTCCTCCCTCAAGCAAATCCCGCCTGTCATGTACTGATGACGATGCCCTAATTATCGAGGGGTGTTTAGCTCGACTTCAAAAACGCAAGCCCTATGAGCATTCGCTCTTGGTCGCTCACTATCTCTATGGCATATCGAAGCGGAAAATAGCAAAAGCGCGAAAAAAGGATGAGAAGCTGATACGCATTGAGATACAGATGGCTGAGGGGTTTATTGAAGGTTGCCTTAGTATGCTAGAAATCAGACTGGAAATGGATGAATAGGATAAAAACGCATTCAAAAAATATGAAAGAAGCCTGATTAATCGGGCTTCTTATTCATGCTGTCTAGAATATCTTTTTTCCTCTTTTCAGTCTCCGCTCTATGAATGAGAATGCTTTTAAATCTTTGCGCTTCATCCATGTTCGCCTTTATAAAGAAAAAAGTATGCAATGAAGAAAGTACTAAGCCACCAGTTAAAGTGAAAAATGAAATAAAATACTTAGAGGTTGCATTTATACTGAAGAATCCAATCGCAACAACGACTGCGGAAATAACATGGTAAGCCAATATCGCGCTAAGTCTTTTTCTTTTTAAAGATATAATTGGCCTCAATCTCCTAAGTTCATCTGAAGTGAGTGATGGATGCTCGTCAGTTTCAGGGATTTTAAACAATGCTTGGATGCAATAGCTTGAGCAGAATAACAATAATGTAAGTATAATCCATGGGGTAGGGGCGAGCTTTAAATTCGTATTGCAAACTATGAAATAAAACAAAGTAGAACCCAAGAAGAAGGCTAAAATAAATTGACATAAAAATGATTTGTAACTCATTCTAACCTCCTTATTGCACGGCTATTTAACTGCGACTTCACCCGCGCCAATCTTTGCGTGAAGCCATTTGTGCATCTGTAAATATAAATGATTTTCGTCTATTAGTCCATTATTATATTGTACGTTAATTGAACCAGATAACTTCAAATCACCACCTTTAATGGTTCCGCCTCCCTTAAGGGTTATTTCTATATCATCTTCATCCATGTTGCGTAAAGAGGTTGCTAGAGTATCCATTAGCAATTGCCCATCTTTATTGGTTTTTCTAAAGTAAGTAATTTCCAAGTTAACCTGTAGGTTTGATTCATCCAAAGAATCCTCCAGCTTTAAATCATCAAACCATTTTTCACCGAATGCTGCCTTTAATATGTTTCCACCTTTACCAGTAGGCATGAATTTCATTTTTCTTACTTTTTGAACGTTTCCCTCTACAGGAATGTTCGGGGTTCGAACAATATCAACTGAAGTATCATTTTTACTTTTTATAGGTACACTTCCCAAGTTAATTTTGCTTACTGGATTCTTCTCAAGTTTTTGAATGGTCTCTTCAGTTGGCTTGTCTTTCAGCATTAAAATACTATCATCTGAAAATGAACTTCCAAAGCTATGAATAAGCCAATTAAGGTGAGTTTCTAAGTCTTTTGATCTCAAGGCGCTAGACTGTACGATTATAAGGTGATTTTTAAGTACGCCAAAATATAATATAGAGTCAATGAATTCTCTTTTAATCTTTTCTTTGTGCTCATCTGAAACATTCTCATCAGCTTCAAGTTTTATTTGTTCAGAGGTGATGGCATTGATATCGTAGAAACTTACGTCATCACTTATAGTCATTAATGCTTGGCTTTTTCCTTGCTCAAATAAAATTAACTGACCAAACAAAATCGTCTGGTAAGTACTACTTCTGTTTATTAGGCGATAGCCACTCGAACTATCCGATGGACTGATCTGCTCACGCCTCATACCAACCTTGGGAGCAGTCCCATCTTTAGAGATTATCGACTCCAGAATCGACTGAAGGTCAGCGTCGCAGTTAGCTATTGCAGCTCTTTTGTAGTGAATCGCTTTTTGACGATTTTGCCTTAACATCCATAATCCTTAATGATAACCAAATCAGTAACTACCAGCTCAAAAGCCATAAGAACTAGCACCATTTCAAAAACGATATAAGAAAAATGATAAAAAATCATTAGCGCGGTCCGCATTTTATCATTTACTGTGTTAAGAGTGGTTTCTACGCCACGGACTTAAAACGATTCCTAAACCTCGCCTCGCCGGGGTTTTGTCATTTTTAGAGGCTTCCTGCGGGCGGCCTTTTTTGTTTCCCCTCGTTCTGAGAGGACTCATGGCGATGATGTATTGACCGCTCGAATGAATTAGTCGTACCTTATTCTTGTGGTGAATCCTTTCTAAGCGAAAGGGCGTTCCAGTCAACTGCTATCTGCAGGTATGCGCGCGGCTTTGCTGACTGGGGTAGAGTCACCGGGAGGCACCCGGCACCATGACAAAAATAATAAAAGATTCAGATTCCTTGAGAGCCTGCCATAAAAAGCAGGCTTTTTTTTATGGTTTTGCAAACTGCTGCTACGCTTTGAGTTGTGGGAAGTAACTGAATGCCCGGTGGTTCTCCTGGACCGATAGTGAATCAGCCGATACAGCTTCACTTCTGAGCATAAGTCTTACTCACACCTACCTTACAAATAGTCAACTCATTAGCCCGCCATAAAAAGCGGGCTTTTTTTATTCCCCTCATTATTGAGAGGATTCACGGCAATAAGAGGGGGACTAGATGTCCGATCCTGTTTCTGGCACTACGATAGCGGCTGGTGGTCTGATGGGGGCCAGCATGTTCGGCCTGGCAACCGGCATAGATTACGGTGTGGTGTTTGGCGCATTCGCTGGTGCGGTGTTCTACGTCGCTACGGCGGTTAATATCAGCCGCCTTAAGCTGGTGGGCTACTTCATCACCTCATTCATCTTTGGCGTTATCGGCGCTCCACTGCTTGGCTCTTACTTCTCCAAATGGACGGGGTACAGCGACAGGCCACTTGATGCGCTGGGCGCGGTAATCGTAGCCGCTATTGCTATTAAGCTGCTGACGTTCGTCAACAGTCAGGATTTGGGTAGCCTGTTTGGAATTCTCTCGCGTTTACGTGGTGGAGGGGCCAGCAATGGTAACAAGTGATCCGAGTGCGATGGCAAACGCAATTATCTCTGCTGTTATCGTTATTGCACTGATGTTCTACCAGCGCGGCGGGGCGAGACATCGCCCTCTGATATCGCTGATGGCTTATTTCACGGTGCTGGTATACGCCAGCGTCCCTTTCCGTTACCTGTTCGGCCTGTACCATGAATCACATTGGTTTGTGGTGCTGGTGAACGTCCTGATATGCGCCGCCGTTCTCTGGGCTCGGGGAAACGTAGCGCGCCTGGTTGATGTACTGAGGCACTAATGAACCAATCACAATTTCAAAAGGCGGCTGGGCTAAGCGCCGAATTAGCTGCGCGCTGGTTTCAGCCAGTGAGTGATGCAATGAAAGAGTTCGGCATCACCAATCCGGTAAACCAGGCGATGTTCATTGCTCAGGCAGGGCATGAATCAGCTGGCTTCACTCTGCTCGTGGAAAGCTTCAACTACCGCATTGCAGCACTTGTTAACTTCATCCGTGCAGGACGTCTCACAGCAGACCAGGCAAATGCGCTTGGCCGCCGTCCTGAGGAACGAACATTACCGATTGAGCGCCAGCGAGCCATTGCTAACCTGGTATACAGCAAGCGCATGGGTAACAACGCACCCGGGGACGGCTGGTTATACCGTGGGCGTGGACTTATCCAGATTACCGGCCTCAATAACTACCGTGATTGTGGGAACGGCCTGAAGGTTGATCTGGTTAAGCAGCCTGAGCTATTGGCCGAGGACGTTTATGCAGCCAGAAGCGCGGCGTGGTTCTTCGCCACTAAGGGATGCCTGAAGTATTCCGGCGACGTACTGCAGGTGACGAAGATTATCAACGGCGGAACGAACGGCCTGGAAGATCGCCGTGCTCGTTTCGGAAAAGCAAAAACCGTACTGGTGTGAGGTTGAGATGGGTCTTGAAACAATCATTGGCATTGCTGCACTGGTCATGGCTGCCATCGCTGGTGCTTTTGGCATTGGTCATTCACGCGGCACCAGCAAAGCGGAAGCGAAAGCAGACCAGCAGCGCACCGAAGATAACGCAGCGGCCACGGTCGCAGCAGCAGAACGCCGGGTAGAGACAACGAAAGAGGCTAGTAATGTACAGCAGACTGTTAACCACATGCCTGATGACGATGTTGATCGCGAGCTGCGTGACACGTGGAAGCGTCCCGGTGGTGGTTGATACCGCCTGTGACTGCGTAAAGCCAATCTACCTGACTGAACACGACATTGACGTTATGGACCGCCAGACGAAGAAAGACATCCTGGCTCATAACAAATTATCGAAGGCAAACTGCCTTACGAATGAAAGCTATGTAGCGAAGTAGAATTTTTAGTATCGATGGGGATTTTAATGAACGTGTTATCTAACGAAACAGTGAGGATGGTATTCAATCTCGGCATTGCTTCTCTCGAAAAAGAAGAGGATTTAATAATAAGCAAGCAAATTATTGTTGCTGCGTTTGCTGAGATTATTGAATCTCGAAAAAATTGCCAGCCAACTCTGTACGAGAAACTTTTGGCTGATAGTAATGGCAGGATAAAATGGGAGACTCCTCAAGATCTTGGTAGGTCTGTGTGAACAAAGCTTCAAAATTGATATGCTAATCCCATTGAGTCCTACATGATGGTGAGGAGCATTTGTAAATGCAGAACGTTCATGGCTTATCGCTGATTACAACATTGGTTAACCTCAGACTCAGGGGTAAACCTGTATCAATCGGGACAGGTTTCTTTTACAAAAATGAAAAAGGCTTTATCTTTTTGGCAACAAATTACCATGTCATTACAGGTATTAGTCCATCAGATAAAGCTTCAAAAGCCGTACACGGTGATGAGATCGTAATACAGTTAAGAGACAAAGAGGGGAAGGCATACGATCAACACATCCCGTTATTTATCTCTAATTCCAATAATTGGCTCGAACACCCAACTGATGGTGAAGCGGATATTGTTTTAATTCCTCTCCCATCTAAACTTTTGGAAAATGCTGACTTCGCTTATATCAGCAAAGAAACTACTTTAAATGACGTTTCATTACATCCATCTTTTCCTGTAGTTATGATTGGTTATCCACATGGATACAGAGATTCTGTAAACAATCTCCCCATTTGGAAAACAGGTAGCTTAGCAAGCGAGCCAGAGTACGATTTTGATGGTAAGAAAGTTATTGTCGTTGATATTTCTGCTTTCCCTGGGATGTCTGGGTCACCAGCGATCTATGTGTCTCACAACGGTTATGCCAACAAGAAAGGGGACGTTTTCGTGGGGGGGGGTATGGCTGTTCATTTTTTAGGCATTTATGCAAGTATGCAAATGCTTAACAGTGATCTGTACCTCGAGCAAGTACAGAATCAGTCAAGTTACAAAGTATCACATAGCGAATCTTTACAGCTTGGACATGTCTGGAAGGCTCAATTATTAGAGGAAATTGCAGATTCTTTTGATCCAGAGACTTACTTTAGACATTTTAAGAGGAAGGTAATAATGCCAGCTGTTCAGCCTTCATTTATAACTAAATTTTAAATTAATCGTTTGTATATGTTTGTTCTTATGCCCCGTTTTGCGGGGCATTTTAATGAGCATTGTACGCTCCTATCGAAGAAAGTCTTTCAGCTGTGAGCCTGGGCAAACCGTTAACTTTCGTCGGCTTTGCCGTGCGACAGGCTCACGCCTAAAAGGAAATAAATCATGGGTCAGAAAATCATTACGTTGTCCGGCGCTGCGACGGATGTTCTTTATGCACTGTTTTTCCGTGGCGCGCTTCAGTCTGGTGACCTGCCAGCTAAATCTGGTGCTTCTGAGCTTCGGGAGCTGGGATTCGCTGAAACACGCCATACCGCGACGGAGTATCAAAAGGAAAATTATTTCACCTTCCTGACTGCTGAAGGGCAGGAGTTTGCTATTAAGCACCTGGTCAATACGCGCTTTGGTGAGACGGTGAAGCAGGAATACTACTCCCCGCTCGGGGTTGAGCTTGAATGCGCTCAAAAGGCGCTCGATGAAATTTGTGAAGAGATTCGCAGCAGCAAAGCATTTGAAAAGTTGATAAACGGAACGCCGATTCACTGTCAGGTGCATATTACCGATGCCGCCGCTGAATATCCTCGTGAGTGCTGTGGTGTGGTGGCGCAGAAAAGCCGCGTTGAACGTTATTTTCCTTGCCGGAATCTTGCCGCGGCGCCGGAGGACAATTTTGTCCTTTGCCCCGAAGATTACGCATCTGCTGAGGACTGGGGTACGGTGATCGCCATCGTTCATAGCCACCCTGACGCCACGACGCAGCCGAGCGAACTGGATAAAGCGCAATGTGACGCAACGCTTTTACCCTGGCATATCGTGAGCTGGCCCGAGGGGGATTTACGCACCATTCAGCCGCGCGGAGAGTTTCCACTGCTGGAGCGTCCGTTTGTGCTTGGTCACTTTGACTGCTGGGGGCTGGTGATGAGCTATTTCCGGCAAACGCATGGTATCGAACTCCACGATTACCGGGTTGATTATCCCTGGTGGGAAAACGACTACCCGGACAACTTCTATCAGGATTGCTGGTACGAGTGCGGGTTCCGTGAATTCGACGGGCCGCCGAAACCTGGCGATATGGTGATCATGCAGGTGCAGGCTGATAAGTGGAACCACGCGGGTATTTTGCTGGAGGGCAATATGCTGCTTCACCATCTGTACGGTCACCTGAGTCAGCGCGTGCCGTATGGTGGATACTGGCAGGAACGAACGATGAAGATTCTCCGTTACAAATCTCTGTGCTAACCTTTTGCAAAACGAAAAAAGGGGCTAGGGATATGAGGAAATTTCTTTCGATATTAGCGTGTAGCCTGATTATTGTTGGTTGCACACCTTCTGAAAAGGATTTTATTGACATGGGGGAGTCCTTGGTCAAAGACACCCTTAAAGATCCGGACAGTGCCAAGTTTGAATCATTTTTCCGTGATTTTGGTGAAAATTCTGGATATGTTTGTGGTTATGTGAATGCTAAGAATTCATACGGCGCATACACGGGTAAAAAACCATATTATGTGCGGATTGAGGTCAAAGATGGAAAGGTCAATAACCATGGACCAATCATCATTATTAATGACCAAGACCAGAAGAAAATTGATTCCTATGAGTCAATCTGTCAAAGGGACTGATGTGCCATGAAAAAGATTATCCTCCCAATTTTTATCTTCCTGCTGATGGGATGTTCTGTTTCTTCACTAGAAGAACAAAAACCTATCCTATCAGAGCATTCAACAAAAACTGTTGATGAGGTTAATCGTTGCCTTGCTCCTAAATGGGTGGAGCTACGATCTTCAAGCTCAAGCATACCCACTGAATCAGGATACAAAATCACAGCATCAGACGATATATTCGGTGCTCTTTCAGTGGTGAATATCGATAAATCAGCGACAGGCGGAAGCGATATAAAGGTTTATGCCGTCGCGAAAGGATGGAACGACCACTGGGCTACTGCCGCCAGATCATGTCTTTGAAAAACCCTAAAATAATCTAAGCCACCTTCGGGTGGCTTTTTTTATGGAGAATGAAAATGTCAGAGGTTATGACCAGAATTGAGCTTGGCGGTGTTTTGGGTAAAACCTATGGAAAGGTTCACCATCGCCTAATAAGAACAACCGCAGAGGCGATCAACTCACTTACAAAAACAATAGACGGGCTGGAGAAATTTTTGATAACCAGCAAAGCAAGGGGCCTGACCTACGCCGTCTTTAAAGATAAAAAAAATATCGGAGAAGATGATTTCGGTTTTCCGGTAACAGGTGAAGTTATTCGAATTGTCCCTGTAGTTATCGGAAGTAAAAAAGCTGGAGTTTTACAGACAATTCTTGGAGCTGTTCTTGTCGTTGCGGGGATTGCAGTTGGAATGCTTTCTGGTGGAACACTATCTGCTGTTGGTTACGGAGCCGCGAAGTTTGGTGCAGCTATGATCGCTGGTGGAGTTGTTCAGATGCTTTCGCCTCAACCCGGGGGCCTGGCCAGCAAACAAAGCGCTGATAACCGTGCATCGTATGCGTTCGGCGGGGTGACAAATACCGCCGCACAGGGTTACCCGGTTCCGCTCCTTTACGGCCGCCGGCGAATCGGCGGAGCGATTATTTCCGCCGGGATTTATGTCGAAGATCAGCAGTAGATAACATACCTTTTTACAAGCCACCTTCGGGTGGCTTTTTTTATGGGCGCGATATGGCGAATAAAATTACCGGACGAAAAGGGGGGAGCTCCAGTTCACGAACCCCTACCGAACAGCCTGATGATCTGCAATCTGTAGCGAAGGCAAAAATCCTCGTTGCGCTTGGCGAAGGGGAGTTTGCAGGGCAGCTAACCGGCAAAGATATCTACCTGGACGGAACGGCCCTGGAGAATGCTGACGGCTCCCAAAACTTCAGCGGCGTGACGTGGGAGTTTCGCGCTGGAACGCAGGCGCAAAAATATATTCAGGGTATTCCCGGTACCGAAAACGAAATCAGCGTGGGAACTGAGGTATCAAGCGCTACAGCCTGGACGCGCACGTTTACCAATACGCAGCTTTCAGCAGTTCGCCTGCGTCTGAAATGGCCCTCGCTTTTCAAACAGGAAGACGACGGCGATCTGGTGGGTTACTCGGTCAATTATGCGATTGACCTGCAGACGGACGGCGGCACATGGCAGACGGTACTCAATACCAGCGTGACCGGCAAAACGACGTCTGGTTATGAGCGCAGCCACCGTATCGATTTACCGCAAGCTGGCAACACCTGGACAATCCGCCTGCGTAAGATTACCTCTGACGCCAACAGCGCGAAGATCGGCGACACGATGACGCTGCAGAGCTTCACTGAGGTGATTGACGCCAAGTTACGATATCCAAACACAGCGTTACTTTACATCGAATTCGATTCAAGCCAGTTTAACGGCTCTATCCCGCAGATCTCCTGCGAGCCCCGCGGCCGTGTTATCCGCGTTCCTGATACCTACGACCCTGAAACCCGCACTTATAGCGGTACATGGACCGGTGCGTTTAAGTGGGCATGGACGGATAACCCTGCGTGGATTTTTTACGACCTGGTTGTTTCTGACCGGTTCGGCCTTGGGCACCGTTTGACCGCTGCGAATATTGATAAATGGACGCTTTATCAGGTTGCTCAGTATTGTGATCAGATGGTACCAGACGGCAAAGGGGGAAACGGTACAGAACCACGTTATACCTGCAACGTGTACATTCAGGACCGGAACGACGCCTACACAGTCCTGCGCGATTTTGCTGCTATCTTCCGTGGCATGACCTACTGGGGCGGGGATCAGATTGTGGCCCTGGCTGACATGCCGCGCGATGTTGATTACAGCTACACACGCGCTAACGTTGTTGGCGGTCGATTCACCTATTCGAGCAGCACCACGAAAAGCCGCTACACCACAGCGCTGGTTTCATGGTCAGACCCGGGTAACGCTTATGCCGACGCGATGGAGCCGGTATTTGAGCAGGCGCTGGTGGCGCGATACGGCTTCAATCAGCTGGAAATGACAGCCATCGGCTGCACCAGGCAGTCAGAAGCGAACCGAAAGGGGCGCTGGGGTATTCTCACCAACAACAAGGATCGCGTTGTTTCGTTTGATGTCGGGCTGGACGGCAACATTCCGCAGCCGGGCTATATCATCGCCGTGGCAGACGAGCTGCTTTCCGGAAAGGTTATGGGCGGCCGCATCAGCGCCGTTAACGGTCGCGTTAAGGAGAACGCAGATGGTCTGGCTGCAGCAGTAGGTTCGAATAAGCAGACAGCAGAAGCAATCATTGGGAACGCCCTGGCTATTGCTGATGTTGTTGTGCGCCAGACTGCGCAGCAGGGGGCTAACTCTGCGAAATTCGAACAGCTCCGGGAGGTGATCGCTACTGAGACGGAAGCACGCGTCACGGATATTACTCGTCTAGAGGCGAAAACTGCACAGAATGAAGCGGGTATTACTGATGTTCGCCAGGCGTTAGCAACGGAAACTGAAGCTCGCGCTTCTGCGGTAAGTCAATTGACGGCTGCCACTCAGGCCGCATCTGACAAAGCTGATTCAGCAGCGGCTGTAGGTGCTCAGAATACAGCTTCAATCACCAACCTTAGCCAGGTTGTCACAGACCTCGATTCCTCAATGGCATCACGCCTTGAAGAGCTGGGAGCGAAAACGGACAAGGCCAGCGGCGGAATTCAAAACAATGCTATTGCGCTAATCACCAGCACACTCGCACAGGTTAACCAGCGCAACCTCCTGAGCGTTCAGTATGGAGATAACAAAGCCGGTATAGAGCGAGTTGACAATGTCATGGCAGACGCAAGTAAAGCTGTCGCTGAGTCGCTGCGCACACTGGATTCCAGCACCGGTGGAAACACCGCGAATGTCACTGACTTGTCAAAGACACTTGCTGATTTTACCCAGGCGTCTGCTACGCAAATCAATTCGCTAAAGGTCACGGTTAACGGTCAGTCTGCAGCGATTGTCCAGAACAGCCAGGTATCAGCGGACATCAATAACAACCTGAATGCGATGTACAGCATCAAGGTCGCTGTTGATTCTAATGGTAATCAGTATGCAGCAGGGATGGGGATTGGTGTTCAGAATACGCCATCTGGAATGCAGACGCAGGTTATCTTCCTGGCTGACCGCTTCGCGGTTATGACCCAGGCAGGCGGAGCCGTGACTCTTCCTTTTGTTATCCAGAACGGACAAACCATCATCCGTGACACAGTAATTGGTGACGGGACGATCGGTAACGCCAAAATCGGCAGCTATATTCAGTCTTCAACCTGGGACGGAACCGGGAACGTTGGCTGGCACATCAACAAATCTGGCTACGCGACGTTTAACAACGTGACCGTTCGCGGCTCGATTTACGCCACAAACGGTAATTTTTCTTTCAATGGCTCCGGCAACACAACGGTGATTAATGGTAATGGCGTAACCATTAATATTCCGGGTGGAGGTCGCATCGTACTGGGGACATGGACATAAAATGCCGACAGGATTATTGATAGAAATTAATGACGGTGGAAAACGAATGGAGATAACGGCGGGCCTGCGGTGCCCGTCATTTGGAGCAAGTTTTGACAGTGGCTATCAGAAAGCGAAGTACGCTGATATTGCCGGTTATGTTTCCGGCGCACAGGTGTTGTTTATCCCGCACGCGACGGCTTATCTTGATTCAGGACTGCTTCATAAAATGAACTCGGTCACCATATCGGGAGCGCGAGTCACGCAGAACTCAACGATGAAAGACAACAGTATCAGCGAACGAGAAAGCACGTACACGTTTCCCGGAAGCCTCTGGCAGATATTTCCGACGGGCAAGCGTAGTGGTGTGGGCTTGCTCATAAGCGACAGCACAGACTTCACTTCAATAACTAATGCTACTCAGTCAGGCCAGTGTATCTGGAAAGGTACTGTGAATGTTCCAACCGGGGGCTGGGCGGTTCCGACGATAGCAGGTTATGACAAGTCGAAATATATCGTTTTCGGACGCTGTAATAGCGGTAATACGATTGACTTCGACGGCAACACAGTAAGATTCTTCAGTCCTCCGTCAACTAATGATGACGCTCCCACAACCGGCACGATAGACATCGTTATCTTCGCCAGTGGCGTAGCGCCGCAGCCTGGTACTGGCCTCAATATTTTTAACGCTGAAGGAGCCTGTACGTTTTCAACTACAAAGCGACCTTTCGTATACCTCAATCAACTCTGGTCACCTTCCACAAGTGCCGTGAGTATCGGCAGCGGCTATGTACCGCTGGGCAGATTTGGTCTGATGATTCATATGGTAAATGGCATGTACGTGTATCGGATGTTCGGAATAAAGATACAGAACGGTAGCGCTTCAGTTCAGGGCGGGAAATACCTTGGACGCGAGCAGTATGCCATATTCGGTAATAACACGATTACTCCGCTCAGCCTTCCAGTCTTGCCTGATATGTACGTCTGAATTAACTTTCTATTCAAATCAACCTCGCTCCGGCGGGGTTTTTTATTGTCTGGAGATAATATGATTTATACCACTGGCACTATTGCCATTAGCGGAAATACCCTTACAGGTACGGGAACAAACTTCACTGCAGCTGGCTCGCTGATTCGTAACGGCTGTACCGTCATCGCGCTGACCAGCCCGGCGCAGGTTTTCCAGATCACCGTTATCGGCGGCGCAACCTCTCTCACCGTTACGCCAGCTGCTAACCCTGCTATCCCTGCTGGAACCAAATATGCCATTCTTCTGAGCGACAGCCTGAGCGTTGACGGTCTGGCGCAGGACATCGCTGAAACCTTCACTATGTACCAGCGTTACATGAGCGGTTTCGCTGATGTGATGAACGGTACTACAGACGTCACTATCACGATTAACGGTGTGGCCGTTACCGTGCCGGGTCAGAAATCGCTGGCAAAGAAAGGGGCTAACAGCGACATTACCAGCCTTTCCGGTCTGACCACAGCACTCAGTATCAGCCAGGGCGGTACAGGTGCAAAGAATGCTGCAGACGCCCGCACAAACTTCGGTTTGGGAAGTGCCGCCACCAAAGATGTTGGCCCTAATACTGGTAATGTCTTAGGAGTTGGATATTTTGGTTTCGGAACTCCAGGTGTTAACGTTTTAGGAAGTACCGAATCAGGGTTTTATGGTATTGACGGTTCTGGTACTGCCTGGGCTCCGCAAGCAGGATCGGGAATTGTATGCGGGTATGACCCAACGCGCCGACAGCAAATATTTACAGGAGCATCCGGCAATCTTTTTGTCAGGAACCTGGCTAGTGCTGCTATGAATACAGCTTCGTCCACCATTCCATGGACACAGATGCAGTCTGTTGGAACATCAGATATTAATTTTAAACACGTCAACGGCGATCTCGATGTTGCTGATTCTCTTGAAAATATCTGTCAAATGGAGTTTAAGCGATTCTACTATCTTGATGATGATGAGCAGACAGAGCGCCGTGGCGTAATTGCTCAGCAGATCGAACAAATCGACAAGCAATATGTTCACTCTGCTGAGGGCGTAGGGAAAATGACGCTTGACCTTAACCCACTGATGATGGATGCCCTTGCAGCCATAAAGGCACTTAACGCAAAGGTAGCAGAACTTAGTAAACAGGTTGATGAGCTAAAACAGGGTGGAGCTTGATATACCTGAAGACAGCATATTGAAACGGCTTTGTTAAGAAAACCGCCGCCCGTCTTAAGAAAGAACGGGCGGCGGCTGGTTGCTCAGTGTTCATGCCCGAGCAAACGTGGGGAATATTACACGATAGATAGTTAAAGCCCAACCTGGCGAACAGTAGGAGACTCAGAGGTCAGCCACATGTCAGAATCTTCAAACATCTCCTCCAGCATGCGGTTCAGTTTTTCCCGATCGCTTTTGCTGGCGTCGCTATTCAGGCCGTTTGCCTGCATCGGCTTCACCTTCACTTCGGCATCAGGGAAAATCTGATGCACCCGCTTCGTCAGCTCTGCCAGTATGATTTCTCTGGCCCCTTCTAGCCCTTCAACATTTCGCTTGTCATAAACCAGTTCAACAAACATACCGATCCCCTCTTAAGTGAAAATTGCCTGTGCTTGATCTGTTTTCATAAAAATACTACTGTATATGTATACAGTCAATGTGCGAATGAGGGTTCGTTCATGCCTCGTCAACCGGATATTCGTGCCGCTTTTATTGCGGCCATACAGCAAAACCCGAAGGGCTATCTCTGCCTGCATACAGAAAAATTCATCGCCGAACTGCAGGAGAGGCACTGGCATTTCAGCCAGGAGGATGCAAATTCATGGATCGAGCGATACCAGCCGGACTTCGCCGATAAGACAACAAACGGAAGTGAGAACCGATACTGGATCCTGCGTAACATGGGGAGGATATTCTGATGGGCTTTCCTTCACCGGCAATGGATTACCAGGAACAGCGGTTAACCATAGATCTGCTATGCGGAATTGACGGGAACTGCCGGGTAATAGAGACGTCATGTGGTTGGGCGGTAATTAACATTTCCCTGAGACCAGAGCAGGGAGATACGCTACTGGTAAGAATGGATAACAGGAATGAGTTTGCAAAGCTTTACGGGGCGGCATTGATAACTGAAGAGGGTGAAGCGATCGAAGGCGATGCGCTGGATGACGTAGAGGTTTTTGGCGTACTAACGCATAGTCTTAACAGGGTTGGTAACGATGATTGCCCGGCAATTTAAAGCAGGCTTCAACCATCATTTCACCATCTTTTCGCCATCACAATTTAACGGAAACAAAAAAACCAGCCGTAAGAGGCTGGTTTTCAATGTGTTTTTGGTCGGCACGAGAGGATTTGAACCTCCGACCCCCGACACCCCATGACAGCGTTTACTCAAACTGAAGAAAGGTTTGCCCTTTGTGCTGAGTAATGAGCAAAGTCGGATTTTCTTCGCACCCTTCGCAAGTGAAATAAATTTTCAATCCATCCCTTCTGGCTGATGGGTTTCCTTCCATCGAACGATTGATAGTCACATCGGATCCATCAACAACTACGTGGTTACCTTCTCGTGCATCCTCTGCACGATCAAAAATTTCATATTTGTATTGGTGCAGATAAGTACCCTTGCAATGAGGGCAGCAAAGAAGGTGCTCGAAAGATGTACTTAGAAGGAGATCGCCAGTCAT